GGCAGAGGTGTTGGTGAGAGCGGGCGTGGGGTTCGCAGTATCCATGGTGTCGAAAATAGTTATGAGGTCCAATTAAACAAAACTTACAGAAGAGCGGAAAGGAAGGTGAGAGAGAATGGACGAGCGTGGGAGAAGCTGCTTGAGGATGCGGATAGGGAGTGAAGAATAGTTAGTGAGGTCGTAGGCGGTCGACGAGCCGGTGATGAGGGAGAGGTGCGGCACGATCTTGGCGTGCTTAAAACAAAAATTGATGATCCAGCTCTGAGCCTCCAGGGCGAGAGCGGGCACGTACTGGAACAGGGAGTCGCCGGCATTGTGTGCGTAGAGAGCCTCAAGGAAATACGAGTCGAGGCAGGCCTCCAGGTTGTTACGCTCGCGTTGATACATGATCTTCAAGACGAGGAGAATGGGGTTGCGGACAGCGCCGCATGGGAGAAGCCACCAACCGCAGAAATCCTTGCTAGGGCCTATAAACAGCTTGCCGATGAGCTCGAACTCAGGCGCCAGGTGGTACCAATCGTGATTCTCCACCAGAGTGAAGAAAAAGATCGAATCATCGCCAGAGAAAGCAGCGCCGAGGTGTGAGTAGCGGTCGAGGTCATAGCGAAGGGCCATGTACGCGATGTTGTACCAGGTGTTGAAGTCGTATGTGCCGAACTCTCCTGTGAATCTCATGATAGCGGATGTGCCCAATTGAGTGAACATGTGCGTCTTGATGTAGTAGTACAGCTTATAGAGCTCGGGGAAAACGAGGTCTAGGCTGAAGTACGAGAACAAAGTCATTTCGAACGCGAGCGTCTCGGCGGAGCAGCTCATGTCATATTGGGTGAAGTCACAGGTCGAGGCGTCATTCATGTTGGAGAACTCCTTAGCAAACGCGTTCAGGGCTTGTAGGGTGCGGCCGCCATGAATGTATATGTTTCGACGCATGAGGCGGTACAAGTGAGCACGCATATATCGCGTCCAGGGGCCGAACTCGAAAACATTGACGTCGGGACTGGTCACCAGGGGCTGGCCGGGCTTCGCGAAGGGTTTCAGAATCTCAGCGGCGTCGTCATCCAATAGTCGGAACGAGCGTGCACCCGTCTCGGCCTTGGCTTTGTGTTGAGACTTAACGAAGGCATGCATGTAATTGCGTGCCCAGTCGGGTTCAGACCGGTCGACGTTGTTCCAGATAGTCGCAATTGGCTTGTCGAGTTTCGTGGCGATCGTTTGGACAACGGCGAGCGTGAACGACTCATCGCAGAATTCTATGCCGTCCTCGGGTAGTCCTAAGTACCGCTGAAACCGGCCGAACAGCACAGGGCCGAGGTAGCTCTTGCGTTGGTACAGCTGCTCATTCTCCTCAGGCTTGGCGTACTTGAACCGGGTCTTTATTGCGCTGCGGAACAGTGTGGGGTCGTGCTTGGCGGACTGTCGAGGGAAGAAGGTGCCGGCGACGTCAAATTGTTTGTGCCGGTCTCCCTCGATGAACTGGCTAGACATTTCATTGCCGTAGACGAGCTCTCGGTCTTCGCGGGGCAAAACAGGTTCGAGCTCGCCATAGTTGCGTGGATCCATGGACGGAGGGAGGTGAGTCCGCACCGTGGGCTCAGGGGCGTTGGGCTCATCCGCGTTTGGCTCAGCGGCAAAGAATTCATAGACCACGGGCAGATTCGCCTTGAACGCCGGAGGGAGGTAGTCCGCGCGCTCATTGGACCAACGCGTCAAGACATCGGCGGGACGGTCAACTCCTGAGCCAAGAACGTAGCTCATCGCGGACGGAAGAACCAAAGTTTTCTTGTTGAGATAGGAGCCAAACATGCCGAACAGCGTCGTGGGTGGCGTGTTTCCGAGTAGGGGGCCGAAGATGGGATGCTGCGTCAATCGTCCGTACTGATCGGGGGACAAGTCGCACTGGATGATGAGGCGGTTGGTTGTGCGCGTGATTGCGGTCCAGATGGATTCATACGAGCAGGCGTCGAGCGTGGCGTTTGAGACTTTCAGGACGACGGTTGGGAATTCGGCGCCCTGGACCTCGGTGTAGGTGTATGCGGCGTAACCTTCTCGGATCATGACGCCCTTGATGGAGTCGGATGGGCAGAGCACTGGATGATTGGCGGTATGAGGCGGCATGTAAGCTTGGAAGTCAACGGTGCCGGCGACGGAGGAGAGGCTGTGCACCCCAAAACACTGCGCGATCCGTTGAGGCATGCGGTAGGTGTAAAACCGATACTCGGAGCAGTAGCCGGAGAAGCGGGCTTTGTTCGTGGGGAGACTCAGTAGCGAGTGATCCATGCGAGCGTGGACGGATTCAGGGGCCCAGGCACCTTGGGTAGGGTCACCGAGAAGGAGCATGTGCTGAAGGCCGTTGCAGAAGATTGCATAGAAGTCGAAGTAGCCGGGTGGGAACAGGCTGTACTCATCGAAGATCGCCAGCGCCGCATCGTTCGTCAGGATGTGCTCCCAGGTGCGGAACGAGTTCTTGCGAGCGCGCTCCTGGGGGCCGAACTTAAACTTGTCGACCACGTCCGTTCGCAGGAAAACTCGTGGGAAGCCGAACGCGAACAGGCCAGGGGAGAGTTTGCTGCGCAGTGCTTTCAGGCGGTCGATGATGGGGCGAGACTTTCCGGAGCCAGGGAGGCCCTCGATAACTCCGAGCTGAATTGGCAGTATGGTCGCGGTCTCAAGCATGCGCGTTATCTCAACATCCGATGACAGGCCGTCGCGAGGTTGAAAGACGTGGCTCTGGGCGATGCCGACTTCGTGTGCGGTGTAGGCGTTCCAAAACTTCTTTGCGATGCTGCGGTCAGGGGTCCAGGTATGCCACTTGAGGTTCGGCACGGATGCTAACGTGGCACGGTACGCACGTTCAAACTCGTTGAGCCGTCTTGTGGTGGAGCCATGAACGAAGCTGAAGCTGTCGCCTTGTTGATAAACGAACTGCCGGCCCGAGAATGCACTCTGACTAAGGTTGCCGGGCGTGAAATGCCCTCCGCCATTCGTGGGGGTCCAAATGAGCACGCCCTCGTGGTTGTTGTTCGCCGTTCCTAGGACCGGGTGGTAGCCGGAGGAGCCGAATGGATAGTGCATGTAGAGCCGGTAGTCATATCGGAGCGCCAACATGTGTGCGTGGTAAGTGCTCAGCCCTTTGCCTAGATACGCCTGATCGAGAGTCTCGGACGGCACCATGGTCTGAAGGTCGGCCCACATATGGTCAGTGGTTCGGTTGAAGATCGGTTCAAGGGCGCGCAGCAGGCAATCGTGGGGGGGGTAGGGTGCCCCGTTGTAACGGTTGCCGGCGATCATGGTCTCCGGGATGGCCGAGTAATTGTTGACGGTGCTGAGCTGGGACACGTCAGATCGCCTGCCTTGGTATATCGTGTCGACTTGAATGATTGGCAGGAAGTCGGCAACGGGCTGGTTGTCCACGCGAGGTGCGGGCAGGGGCTGCGGCATCGCCCAAGGAAGCGGGAGACTGTTGGACGCGGCAGTTTGTTGAGCCTGCAGCAGGGGGACGTTGGGAGCCACGGTGCGATGTGTGCCTTTGCTTGGAACGACACGGATACCCGCGTCTGGGTTAAACACCTTCTTGTTGTCGCCTCGTATGAACACCGACTTCGGGGCGCCCAGGCAGAGGTGGCAATTAAGCTTGCTCGGGCGGCCGGCTGCGTTAAAATCAAAACCGCTGCGGCAAGTGCTCATGACGCGGTCGAGCTTCTTGCCGGCTGGCTTGTGCTCGGGGCAGCGGTTCAGCGTGCAGGCGCCATGGCTCACGGTTTCCGTCTTGGCGCTGTGAACGCTAATCACCGTCTTGGCTTCGCTAAGGCTCTCCTTGGGCTTTTGGGGCCGCCGAGGAGGGATGACGTCAGATGGGGCAATTTCGATGGAGATGGGCGAGATGGGGTCTATTGGGTCGCCAGTTCCGCTGCAGATGTGGCACTGCTTGACGGTGTCGAACGGTATGCATGCGGCTCCGGTGACCTCCTCGTGTTTGCTCTTCTCCTTGCACGCCTTGTTCCACCAGAATCCGTGTCCGGCGGGGCAGGTGACCCACTCAAAGTGCAGCTGAGCTACGACGTACGCAAGGCCGCGGCTGTCATGTTGCTGAGGGTACTTTGAGCCGTCATGCTGTGAGCAAATGGGCTCCGTGCACGCGCCGTGTGCCTTGAGTGCTGGCTTGCTGGGGCCGGGGTCGCCGCCGAAGTCCGCGGGGAGCGGTGCGGCGGCCGGTCGAGTCGGGCTGCTAGTGAGCCAAGTTTGCACCTTGGGTTGGGGGGGGCGTTCGACGACTGCTTCAGCAACGCCGTCTGCACGTAGAGCCAAGCGCACGCGGTCTCCGGGAGGGGGGCGGACACCAGGTCCTGAATTGGGCGGGTCGCCACCGGGATCGGTTGGTGGCCCGGTGGACGAGGGCGGTGGCTCCGTGGGTGGCGGCGGTGGGTCGGGGGTTGGGGGCGTTAGGCGGGCCGAGCTTAAAGTAGGCGCAATGGACTGGCTGGACTAGGCGGGAAGAGAGTTGAAAGCGGAACCGGTAGGCG